CCCCATTCACCCAATTCGTTGTTATACAAACGATTCAAGTCACCATAAGACCATGCTGTTACAACTGTTTGGTTTTCGCGAACGTCCTGTTCAGGAATCGGATGGATGAGCCCTACATAATGCGAATGTCCCCGCGCGGGGCTAGAAGCTTTATTAGGACGATCAGCGGCGATCTTGGCACTTTCCTCCATTTGTCCCATAAATTGCGGAGCCCCGATAGTATAGAGAGACGCAGCGGCTCGGTTAAACTCATGTGGGTTCAGAACATCACCAGCTACAAGTGAAGCGCGAGCACCACGTGTGTTGACATAATTGATCTGCGTACCAGCCATCAAAGCATTGAAGGTATTACGTTCTAACGTTTCCGCCATCTGCAAGGATACCATTTCAATGGCTTTTTGGAACAACGGATGTTTGATAGTCATATCCGAGACATCCGTGATCGTGATGGTGTCCCCCCATTGTTGAGCAGTCGCCGTAACCTGTGTGAGGTTGAGGGCTTCCCCTACCGGCGCAACACCTTCGGATAATGGCGCAAAGGGTAAATTTACACGATCATAACGAGAGGCTGTGTAAGTTAAACCACGCCCTTTAGGAAGTCGCAACATATCCCCAAACTGATACGCGACTAATTGGCGTTGTGTAAGAGGGAGGGTTTTATCTTGGATATAGTTTTCTACATCCGAGTTGAACGTGGCTTGATAATTTACTGCTGTAGTCATTTAAGGCTCCTCTGGTTAGCGGTCCCTACGAACCGCCGCAGGGGACCTTAAAGTAGAACATTCTCAAGACGATCTTCCGCTGTCTTGCCTCTTCCACCGCGGGGCGCGTCACTTCTTGAAGAAGTTATACGTCCTTGAGTAGTATCCACGCGGGTTTGTGCTTCCTTTCGGATAGAACCCTTACCGCCTGATTTCATTTTCGCTTCCGCGAGTTGTTTTCCTAATAAATAATAATAAATATCATCTCGTGGTGCATTAATCCCCTTGGCTCGCATATCTAATAGGTTTTTTTCTACCTGATCGGCGAGTTTAGCTCTTACTGGGTCATTCTGGGTTTTTGAAAGGAATGTCGCACGATCTGCGCTGTCGATGTTAGCTAACTGAACCTTACGAAGCTCAACTTGAATGGCGTTGATCTTCTTATCGGCCTCATATTGAACCCTTTGTATCGGGTCTAATTGTGCTAAGAGTTCCTCTTCCGCTTTGGCATCTTTCGCAACATTACCATAATGAATAGAGCGTTGAACCTCTTCCATCTGTGCGCGAATAACAGCCATCTCGCGTTCGGCTTTCTCAGCACGGTCAGTAGCTTCCCTGGTTCTGGCATTTAATGCTTGAATGCGCTGATTAGCTCGTCCCCTAGTATGTTCTTCTGTACTATCTGGACTTGGCTCATCCTGCTCACCATCGTCATCAATTATGCCTTCTCCACTTTCGACATCATCATCGTTCAGAGTTTCTTCCTCTGGGACATCTGCCTCATTGCCACTTACTAATTCTTTATATTCAGTCGCAATGATTTCCTTATCGTCGTCCATAATGACTTCTCCTTTTACCGCTTACGGCTGGTTGCTCGGTATCCCTTACGGGGACAGGTCGTAATTGTTAATATATACCCTGCTAGGAAATATGCAACAAAAAAAATTTTAACCTATTCCTGCTTTTCTCGGCATAGATAATGGCATCTGATCCCTACTTATCGCCCCCGGAGGTTGTTGCGGTCTAGGTACGCCGGGAGTAGCCCCCATTCGAGGAGTACCCGCTACGCCTGCCCCCGAACCGCCGGGTACGCCGGGAGATCCTTGTCCTTGCGGAGGAGCCCCTTGCGCTGCTTGATTTTTTGCCTTCATCGCCATTATATGCTCCATAATATGTGGGTGAATAAACCCATTCATATCTTGTGATATAGCCGTCTGGTGCGCCTGAATATGCTCTATGTCGTTATCTTGTGGGTTTATATGAACAGGGAACCCACCTAACATAAGTTGGTTCTCCATATTAGGATCCATTGCCATCATGTGGCGTTCATCTATTAAAACCTTCGGGGCGATTCGCGGACCAAAGGCTGCACCTGCTAATTTTTCAAGAATCGGGGTTATATCAAGTTTTCTGCCATTGAGTTGTTGTGGTGGTATGCCTCGAAGAACATTCATAGCCGCGATCATTTGTTGAACTTCCTGCACTGTCTTATTAGCCTCTATCCCATTCCAGCGGAACTGATAATGCGCATTAACTTGTAAAAGGGGAACTTGTTGCAAATCTGCTTGTAGTCCCATTTGTCCGAATTTTTGAATAGTGATGGGTTTTTCGCGGAATTGGTAGTCCATTTCGTAAAACCAACGCAATATCTCGTTTAAAACCCCTTCTTCAAGTATATTTACCGTGTTGTTTGTACTTTCTAACGCAACTTGTTGTTCTTGTGCCGCTTGGGCTTGAGAGGGCTTTTTCGAACCGCTCCCCGCGGCATGGGGCATCATAGCTGAGTTTACGCCGAAAGACTGCATTACTTGATCTTTACAAGCCGCTACGATAGACAACGCATCACGATAAAGCGGAGGGAATTGTGCAAACGTTGTATCCTTTGGCGAGGTCTCCCATATCGCGGCTTGTGCCATAATCATCGAACCGATTTTGGGGTTCTTTTCTGGATCTGTCATAACGATCGGCATAAGCGCATATTGTGCGCTATCCATCCCAATGTTTACTGCATCGTTCGCTTGATATTGAAGTTTCTCTACCGCGGATGCAGGGGACTTACCCCAAAAACTCCCAGGGACTTTAATCACTGGTTTTGATATAACAGGAACACGATCCGCCCATAGAGGGATTCTTTTACAAGACAAAATGTTGTCCTCGCCCGCAAAATACATCTCGCAAAGGCGATACTCACCCTTGATCTTAACCTTCGACCACGCTTTATAAATCAACGCTCGCGTATTCCCTTTGCTGTCCGTCTTCACACCAGCTTGGTTAAGTGCTTTCTTTTCTGTATCAGGTTGTTGAGTATTCCCAGTGTTTGTAGTTTGAAAATTATCAATCAACATCTCTCCTGCTTCTTTTTCAAATACCTTATCTCGAATCTTTTTCTTTACCGCTGTTTTAGAAAGCCACATACATACGGCGACAATCTCAGCATCCTCAATTTCATCAACGCTCGCGGGTAAAACAACAAGATTCCTAGCATCCAAAACAACCACATCAGGCCGAGCATCTTTTATTTCTTCATATTCTCGATCATCAATAGTTTCATCCTCCTCGGGGGCATTACCCAACATCGAAACAGTTTCAGCGCGTTTTACTTTCTTGACCGTATGTCTTTTCTTTTCCGACCACTCTAAGCATAAACTATATTGACCCGAGCAATCCCCTTCACGCATCAAAGACGGCGCAATAAGACTTCTAAGCTTCGTCTGACCAACGTAATAATCCAACAAAGCCATCAAATCCCAAGGCGTATCACCCTCGCCTACAATATCAGCGTACCTACCGCTCTGAGGGAATAATTGGTTACTAAATCTTGTTGTCCGAGCTTCGATTGCATCTCTTACTAAGGGGATATATATTTGTGAATTACCTGCATACGCTTGGTTTTCGTTCAACACACAGTTATACATATCCCATGCGCGATCAACTGTAGCGTTTTGGTCGCCCTTATCTTCAAATCCGCGAACGATGTTTGTATAAATATCTTGTAATTGTTCTCGAACACTCTTTATCCCTGTATAATCCTTCTTTCTATCTTCGAGGTCTAAGTTTATTTCTTCTTCCTCGAAATCTCCATCGTCGTCGTCGTCGTCTTTCCCGCTATCCGCGCGTGGGTCAACATTCTTCTTAGCCTCTTTCTTTTCTTCTTCGAGATCAGATATTTGTTTCTTCTTAACCATAATTAACTCCCTCTGCTCGTAAGATATTTTCTACCATCTGATGTTGTCGCGTATCTTAGACCTGAATTACTAGAACTCTCATGGTTTGCTACGTCAAACCACATAACAAAGCTCTCGATTGCTTCCATGACCAACGCATACACATTATCCTCTGGGCGATCATTCAGCAAGCCCGAAGAGTTTAATTTACGAGCATACCCGCGTGTAAAACCGTTTAAAGACCAACGTGCACTATCCGATACTAGCATAGCGGGGTTTCCTTGAATAGTTTTTCTTAACCACGGTGAAAGGGTGTTATGCGCCCTTTCGGCATAAGTCCCCGACCTTAGAGTGATTCGTATTCTCTTCGCCGCTTGTTCCAAACCATAGTTTGTGTATTTCCCAAATTGTTCTTTCGGCGCGACAGGTAGAACTTCTTTGTTTGCATACATAACAGCGTCCTGCATTAACCCTTCAAAGACTTCCATAGGTGGTCCTTGTTTCACAAAATCCTGATAAATGATTACACGACCGTTTATGTATTGGATAATAACACCCGCGACAAGGGACGGGCGGGCTGATACCGCCATATAAACCGGGTGTCGTCTGTCAGGCAACTCAAGAGTCGGAGATATATTTGCAAGCGCAAAATCTTCATAGACTGGTTTCCCGACTCGCATTTTAAGGGCATAGGCAAGCGCGTTTGGAACGTCGCACCGACCCGTAGGGAATTGGAGAAGCTCGGATATAAGGTCAGGAAAGTCTCTCGCATGTTCTACATCTCCTGCTAAATAAAAAGGTTGTAACCCTGTAATAAATCCTTGCTTATCTTTTGGGGCTCTCATCGGTACGAGAGGAAGCGTTACCCCTCTCTTTAACATCTCAGCGCGTAGAGGAGCCATAATCCATTCTTCTAACCCGTTCTCTTCTACACCAATCTCAACTGGTTTTAGTTTCTCGTCCAATTCAAATATAGTCTTTATAATTTCATCAGGCTTGTGAAACGCTCCAAACGCTTCGTGTACAATAAGCTTAGAACCCATCCAAGCCCAAGCGGCATATCCTGTCCTAGCGGAAGTGGCTGTCTTAACTGTTCGAGCAGGGTCTACCATAATCTGTATAGGCGTCCAAACTGCGATTGACGCAGCTACTTTTATCATACTCGCTTGAAATGGTTTAGCGGCTACATCCTCCGACCTGCACATAAATTCTTGGTTCCACTCAGTTTGATTCCCGTCCCTGATAAAATTCTGCCGAAGACGCGATAGATAATCCATTGAGAACCTATCCTCCCAAGACGAAACTTCTTGCCCCTGTTCGTCTAAATATATAACTGGAAACCGCGCACTCAACCAAGCAGGGTCTCGCATCTTTTCTTCAAGAAGGCTTTTAGGGTGTAGTGGTGTCCCTACCATTCTTATCTTCCCCTTGGGATCAAGCGCAGGGATTAAAGCCCCATTGAACCATCTCTTTATTTTTCTACGAGCATCCTCAGTCGCTACATTCTCTTCGTCTTCGAGATCGTCCACAAATAAGAAATCAGGCCGTTGATCGTTGTGCTTCGCCCCTCGAAGGGACTGTCTCGCACCAAATGCTTGTATTTTGCATCCATTGGACAGCACAATTTGTTCCGCGGCCCATGTACCACCGGTTTGCTCACCAAAGATTTCATTGATCGCATCATTTGTCGCCAACTCGTTCTTGATTGCGGAAAGACGTTCACAGGCTCGGTCATAAGAATTACCCAAGATTAAGGCATACATAAAATCCCCGAACAGGGCACAGATGATAATCACTTCCTCAGTTATGGTGCTCTTCGCCGCCCCCCGAAAGGCTTCAATGGCCACCCAAGGGGCAGGATCATACAAAATCTTTTTTAGCTCTTGATGAAATTCTGGGTCTTGGTTCTTATGTCTATGCGGGAATAATACTTTATGCGTAAGGTATCTATCATTATATAATTTTGGAATGATCTCTTCTCTAGGGTCTTTATGTTCCGCTAATTGGCAACTCGTCGGGTGCTCCGTCATGTAACTTTTCCGCATCATGGTGGGGTATAATCTCATTACGTAAGTAAGCACCCGAGGATGGCGCATAAATTAAGTACTTATATTTTTTTAAGGGAACATCCTTATATGCCCAAACATCCCCTTTTTTAAAATGAACCTTAAGTAAATTTTTATCCCGATCGAAGGCAACCGCATTGATAGAATTGCTATCGAGCTTCTCCCACCGTTGCGATTGCCCCCCTTCCCCCTGTGGAGATGCTGTCATAACTGAGGGCATAGCGCTTCCTTAGTTAATTCAGCGAGGACATAATACCAGCTATCTGTGTAGCTGTCACTGGATTACTTAGGGCACTTATAAAAATTTGTGTTTGTCCACCGCCTACAGGTGTGTATGTCACGTGGAGTTCAGGTGTGCTACTCCCAGACCCAGCGATGAATACACCAATAATAACTGGTGATGTTGGGTCTTGGGTTTGTACGGGGGTGCCCTTCACTGCGTTTTCTGTAATATCTTCTTGTGTTGGATTTCCAAGTGAAAGCTCTAGTTGATCTTCGTCGGTCATTGTCTTTTCCTTTCTTCGGAACATTGATGATAGGGTATTTATAACCCGGTCGGTCATGCGAACACTCCGACAACACTCGCTCCTGTTGTCTTATCTACCACATTAAACGGGTGAACAACAAGAGGCGTGATGTCAAACGTAGCACGAATCAATGTATAAAAAAGAGCAGGGTCTCCCTTTGCTGGTTGCGCTGGTATTGGTGGTGTTACCGTGTCATCCTCTGCGACCGCTGCACTCCCCGCTTGGGGTGTTATATGATTGGTAAAGTTTTGGGCAAAAAGCTCGAGATCATTTTGAATAGGTCCCGAAATATAGGTGTCGATATAGGTCATGTTGTCACCTGTTGAAGCTGTGAATTTGAAAGGGTTTTATTCCAAAATGAAAATTTCCTTAGCCATCCGTTTAGAGCATATCCGCCACTACTATAATTACCTAATCTTAACGTTGAACCTATTGTCGCCGCGCTTGATACTTGCGATCCAACAACTCCATTAAGAGCTGATATTGCCGTATTCCCACCTGACCACGCACCCGCAACCTTGTAAATACTTCCTGCAGATGGCAGCCAAGGGGGCGTTGTAGTTGTACTTGAAACGGTACCAAATCTTGAATAACCTAAGTATAAACACAAGTAGATTTGGTTAGCCCCAAAATCCCAAACAAAATTGTACCCGTAGCCTCCTACGCTCCCACTCGGTATAGTTGCCTCAAACATTACTTCCGCTTGCGCCGTTCCCGCTGTCGCGTTAGCACCTACAGTAGAAACTGGCACTGTAAGCGAATCCTGTAATCTCGTCACTGCGCTTCCCGCCGTGGGGATATATGACGTTGAAAAGGGAATTGCTTCCGCCTGCGCCCCATAAACTGCAAGTGTAAGCGTGTTAGACAAATCTTCATTAAACATCAAGAATGAGCTACCTGTCCCTGTGGCAACAAAACTACAAGATAATCTATACCACCCATTGCCAACGCTCTGTATCGAATAGCTTGTAACCTGAGGACCGATATATCCCGCCGTCATGTTTTGCGGGTTTATTTGGAAATAGGCAGTCCCTGCGCTATCATCGCCAAAACGAAATGTTGTTGAAGAACCAGAAATAAGTTTGATAAAAACTGAGAATGTATAAGCTTGCGAAGCTGTTGTAGTTATGAGTTGATAAATCCCGCTTGACGCTGCAGTCGTCATAACCAAAGACGAAGCATTAGTCGCCCCGTCGGGGGAAACATAAACATTATCCGTCGAAGTAGCTCCTTGGTTTATAGTCCAACCTGTCGTAAAAATTTGAGAATTTATATTTAAGTTTGTGCTTTGTTGTTCAATCAATAACCCATTCAAAACCTTAGTCGAGGGGTTGTAGTCAAAACGAGCCGTGTTACTGCTCGCCTGTGTGATTAGTCCTGATGAGTTGTAATACCAAGCGTTCGATGCACGAGTAAAAGTTAAACTCCCATCGAGCAGACCAGATAAAAAATTTAATGCATAAACCGTCGGAGGATTATTGACAAACCACGAGCAAAGTTTAGTGCGTACCAACATCAGTTAAAAAATACAGTGAGAGAGACCGTCCCCGTAATCGCAATATAAAGCCCCGTAGAGAAGCGACAAGGAAACGGGTATGGAGTACTAGCCGCAGGAGTAAAACTCGCTACAATCGTCGGATTCGAAGCCGTGGTGTTGTCGTAAACCGTTACCGTACCACCAGTGACCGAACTACAGAATATACCACCAAATTGACCAGACCCTGTTTTTATCAGGGTGCTCGCGCTTATTGATTGGTAGCTATAATCTTCGTTCTGATTGAGCATTTTAATTATTCCCGTTGAATACTGGAACCAAAGCGTTCACTGCATTTTGAGCCGTTGTAATAGCTGTTTGGATTGCTGTCACGGTCGCAGGTGTTACAAGATTTCCCGAGTTAGTGTTGGCTACTTGAACTGCAATATAAGCGTTTTGAAGTTCGACCATTGTGGATTGTAAATTTTGAATAAGAAGGGCTTGTGTTGTCATTTTAATCTCCAGCTACTATCGGGGGGATAGTGTTGTTAAGGGTTACAGCATTGGCTTGTAATGTGGTCATTGCTGATTGAAGAGCCGTGATACTCGCAACTGGTATGAGCTGTGTGCCAAGATATACCGCGGTCTGAGCATTAGCGGCAACAAGATTATTGACCACCAATTGAAGTTGATTGATACGAGCTACTATATCAGTGTAAAGCGGTGCAGGTTGCATCTTTCATCCTTTTCCAGTTGATAAGCTTTGCCAAAGCTCTCCGACAGATTGCCACAATACAACCTAAGAACCATCCAAGCAAGAAGTTTTTTCAACATCAAAAGAAAGTAAAGGGAAATTTCAAAATACGTCGCGGTTTTAGAAGGGCATCCTAAATTTTATTTTTTCCCCCGTCC